TGTTAGCCCATCCAGTTCATTTCCGCATCGGCGGAGCGGCGCTTCTTATCCGTTTGCCGGATAGACAGCGCGAAGTAGCGGAATGCGTCAGCCGCGTGGGAATTAGCGTCGTGCAGCGGCTTTTTACTCCACTGCCCGGTTTCCGCGTCTACGTCGTACCGATAGCGGCGCAAGGCGTTTAGCCCGTCGGCGCACTTGATCTCATCGAACACGCACTGCGAGAACAACGTCCGCGCCGCGTTGATGCCCTCGGCCACGCCCGTATTCGGCACGATGTCCACCCTGCGGCCCGCCTCTTGCAGCATCTGCTGCATCGACCTACCGCCGCTGATGATCGTCTTGGCCTGCGCGTCGTGCGGCAGGTAATCCGTACCGTAGACGTAGCCCCGGTTTTGCAAAACCTGCAAATAGTGCGGAATCGTCTTCTGCTGGTCCTGGTGGAAGTCGATCAGCCGGTACTCATAGGCAATCTGCTGCGCAAACCAGATAGACGTGCTGTCCGACCAGCCGATATCCCAGAACGTGTGAACCGGCTTAGTCGCGTCGTACGGCACGCGCGTAATGCGCTGCTCCTCCGTCGCCTTGCGGATTTCAGCCGCGTAGACGGCACCGTTCAGCGTCTGCCGGCAGTGGCCTTCCCACACCGTCAGATAGGCGTCTGGGTCGCGCTGCTCTAGATCCTTGCGCTCGGCGTCAAGCACATCGGGGAACCACGGGTTGTCCTGCCAGCCGATCTTCACCACCTTCGCGGTGGCGGGCGGGTTCAGCACGAACCGCTTGTACGTCTCGTCGGTGTCCAGTTCCGGGTTGAAGCTGACCCATATCTCGCTGCCGGGCTTCCTGATCGTCGGGATCAGCACATCCCAGGACGCTTTACTTACCGTCTGCGCTTCCTCGACCCAGCAGATGTCCGCGCCTTCGTAGGACTTGATCGAGGTGATGTTGTGGCGCAAGCCCTCAAAGCCGAACGTAGTGCCGTTCCTGCCGATGATCGTGCTGCGCTGGATCTCGTACTCGTCGGCCAGCCCCATCGCGGCGATCTGGTCGGCCAGCAGGCGGTGCACCGAGTCTTGGATGGAGTTCTGCAACTCCCGAGCGCACAGGATGCGCAGCGACTTGGTGACGCCTAGCAACAGCAACGCGCGGGCAATGCCCCAAGACTTCGCGCCCCCTCGCCCACCGTATAAGACGCGGTACCGATGCTGCTCGGAGATTAGCCAGCCGAGCTTGCGAGGGAACTTATGCCGCAGGGTCTGCGCGGCCATCTACCAATACGAGTTCGTGGAAGGTACGCACCGGGCCGGCGTTGGGATCTTGGCCGAGGCCGATAGCCTGTGCGGCTTTGCCTTCCAGACGGTCGCCCAACTCCTTGAGCGCGCCGAGATCGCCTTGGTCGCACAGACCGAGCAGCTTCTCAGCCAGATCGTCCAGCGCGTCTTTTTGCTCCAACTTGCTGCGCTTCTCAAGCGCGCGGGCGATAGCTGCGGACCAGACCTTTGCCTTTGCGGCGTTTTGGTTGCCAATGGGCGCGGGCATAGATTCAACCTATCTCGCTGAGTTCCTTGCGGATTGTTCAGCACAAAAGAAAACCGCTCCAGAACGGAGCGGCTAAGAATCCCGATGGGACTCGGAGGAGGAGACGCGAAACCTTTAATCGCCGCCGGCCAAGTAGTCCCAACCCAAAGCGGCGCGAAACTCTAGGGGCAACTTCCCCCCGGAAACAAGGCTACAGCACGGCTAAGTAACTCGCAAGGGGGGTGTGCGCGCGTTTTGCCCCTTAGTCTAAGTGCGCAGCACGCCACGCCTGTTGAACGCAATCCTAAGCAGCGTAACGGCGCTCGCATAGGCTAATTCCGGCGATGCGCCCCCGATTGATCGGCTAGTCGACAGCCAGTGGTTGTAGACAGCCGAGCATTCAATGCGCGGCAAGTCGTCCACGCATACCTGCACCTTTTCCGCTTCTTCCGCGTCCAGGCCGGCGTAAGCTTCGCTTTGCGGGATGTCGCTATACGACTCGCCCGACACCACCCCGTCGCCCGTAAGCATTAGTGAGCGCGGCGGGTAGCCTAGCCTGCTATCCGAGCGGCGATTCCAGTCGCGCCAGTTGCTCATGACGTCCCGAAAGTCCTGGCCCGGATCGCTCATGCCGCCCTCGCTTTCTGCAATGTCCGCATCGCCACCCAATCCGACACATCTTCCGCAACCCACGACTCCGGCACGCCTTGCTGATACACGCCCAAGATGTGCGCGCTGTATTTAGCGTCTATCGCGGTATCAGCGGCGAGGCAGAGCTTTGCCTTCTTGGGCGACCAGTACAGCGTCACCGGACCCTTGCGGCAGGCTTCAGCGACCGCGCGGGCCGTGTCCGCTACGTTGATGTCTCTCACGCGCGGAAGTCCCGGCACTTGATCTTGGCTATCAACCGCTGACCGCCGCGCGTCTGAAGTTCAACGGACGGCCGCGCCACAATGCCTTCGGCCTCAAAGTCGCCCCATGTCGAGCGGATACCACGCTTGGCCCATGCCACAGCATCGTGAAGCGAGCCGGACCCAATTACGGGCACTACGTCTAGCCCTAACTGCTCTCCGATGTCCTGCACATCCGGCCGCTTTAGCCACCACGGCCCAACGCGGACATCAAACAGCACAAAATCCTGATCGGGCCGGTAACTCCCGCCGACCTTCTGAATCTTTGCACCGTATCCCTCGCCGTACAACACCGCATCATTGCCCAGCACTTCAGCCATAAGGGCGGCTTGCGGTAAGAACCGCTCATTCAGCCGCTCCACCAACTTTGCCGGGATCTGCGCTTCGTCAGTGCGCCCGCCGAACGTAATTGCGCCGTCCTTTAGAGTGACGCGGATGTTAGTCCCGTCTACTTTTTCGGAGAACTCCCAACGGTTGCCGGCCAAATACTCAAACTCGGGCAGCGTCCAGTCGCCTTCAATCAGCGTTTTGCGCGGCGATGTCATGTCGCGCTTAAAGATGCTTTGGATCTTGTGATACTCGCTCATGAAAGATCGATCTCCTTGAGTTTGTCAGCATCCCAGCCATGCACCAGAACCCGGATGCCTGCCTCGCGCACCAGCGGCAGCAGCGGCGAGTCGGTAATCTTCTTGACGCGCGATGACACGTTGCTGCGGCTGGTCACCTGCACAGCCAGCACCTCGCCCCTACGCACGCACAGCAAGTCCGCCCAGCCCCACAAGTCTTGCTTCCACACCTTGATGCCTGCCCGCTTGTTCTGCTCCACGATCTCTACGTGGTAGCCTTGGTCGCGCAGATGAGCGAGCGAGCGGGCGGTGGGACTCACTGCACGCCCCCCTCGCACACCATCCCAGCCAGCAGCGCGGGCGGGTAGTAGCGATAGCACGCAGTGTCGTCGGCCAGCACTAGCACCATCTCGACAGACTGAGCGCCATCCCTGCGAACTCGGCGGATAGCGTCCTCAAGCATCAGCAGCACCTGCGCGGTTGGCTCATCGCTTGTCATAGCGCCGCCCCCTGCACACATCCCTTGCGATGCTGCACGCCCACGGCCCGCCGTTGAGCCGGATAGCACTGGCATGCCGGCACACCAGCACCGTGGGCGCTGCGGGGCTTAGGAAGGCGTGGCGCAAAGTGTGCGCGTGCTTGCAGAGCGTGCATTCGGGCTTGGTGTCCGTCACTCACTGCGCGCCTCTGCCTGCGCTAGCCTGATCCGCTGGTTTTCAATCGTCACCCGCAGCCGCTCGTTCTCGTCGCGCAGGGTTTCCATCTCGGCATCCCGCGAGGAAGGGGCAGCGTCATTTCTTAATTCGCGTGTTTTGCGATTGTATTCGCGCATGTATTCGCGGTGCTTTTCTTTTTCTAAGCATGATCTGACACGCTTTGGCAACTTGCTTGTGTCATACGGAAGGCCGGTCGCCACGTAGTGGCGCACCGCAACCCGCTGCCACTTGTCACCCGCCCGCTCATTCGCGCCTATGAACTTCCGCGCCGCGCCCGAGGCGACCAAGTTATCCAGCAGTGCCGCAAAGTGTCCAAACCGCTCGGCGATGTCGCGGTGCGTCCTCGGCTCGGCCAAGAAGGCGAGAATCTGCATCGTTTTGCTCATGCCGGCACCCTTTTAATCGCGCCACCGAGCATTGCCCGGATTCTGCGCATCTGCTCCGCACCTGCGGCGATCTCGTCCTGCGTGCGTGGCGGCACTGGCAGCGCACGCATGTGCTCCGGCCGCTTGATCTGCTCCCGGCACAGCGCCACGAACTCAGGCAACGTCGGCGGCCATGCGCTGTCGCGGTCGGGCAGCGCCTCCACGGCGGCGGCGATGACCGAGCGGTCGAACTGGCCGAGCGCGTGCGCCCAGGCCGGGATAAGCGCTTCAATCGTCACATCGCCCCACATGGCCGCAACTTTCTGCGCGCCGTAGAGTTCGGTAAAACGCAAGTGCAACTTACGCACCCAAGCGTCGGGGACTGGCTGGCGCATTAATCGTCTCCAGGTCGAAAGCGTGTGAGTCGGGTTC